ATTGAAAGACTGGATATTTTTCTTTGAGTAATGTTAGAGTATTACTAAACTCTGCCATAAACATAGCAAACTCTTTTTCTTCTTGAGGAGTTTGTTCTGCATATTTTTCTTTTCTGTTTGCCTTGTACTCTGGGAATATTTCTTTTCTATAAGAACTTCCACCATCAGCCGTAATAACTATAGTACCTGCATTATAAGACTTTGCTAGACTTTCTACTGTTCTAACATAATCATATTTGAAGTCTGTTACACCTTGATGTTTCCATCTAAATGCAATATTCAGTCCATCAACTATCAGCAAGTTGCCAGTCGGGGCTGGGTTCCCAAGGTCTGAGAATGTGATTGCCATTTGTAAACTGTATCTCCTCTTTTTCTAGCCAGTGTTCTGCAATAAGTATATATGCACCCAGCCAGGCAATGTGCATATACTGCAATGTATTTTTTGGTTCTCTTACTTTTGCTGCAAAGAACTTACCATGATTCTCCCGAAAAATGAGTAAGGGTTCTTGTTCCATTTGTTGTGCTTGTTTGCATAGTTTACTCCACCACTTAAAAAGATTATTACTTTTCTGTGTGTAAATTTTACTATTAAAACCACACTCTTTGTAGAACTTAACTTCTACAGTAAAAAGATTGTGTTTGTCTTGAACCATGAGATCACCTTTTATTTTCCCACTACCAGATCCAGGTGTCTGTGTCCATGTTTCATCAGTAAGTCTATCCATCATAGATATAACTTGCTGCTCTCCTCGATTGCCTTTCTGTCTAGGATTAACCATCGAGGCGACTAATTTTCTGTTCTTTGATTATGTCTATTTTGGACAATAGTGGGTGTGTCCAACCATGTGATACTATATAAGTATTCAAATTTTCCTCTCTCAGTAGAATTTCTACTAATCTTTCTTTTCCGCCCTCGTCGAGTACATTTGTAACTTCGTCAAGAAACAATACATTGATTCTAGACTTAGAAATACTACTCATTAATTTACGAATTGCTAAAAGAGTAGATGTGTTAACTCGTGCCAACTCTCCAGCACTCAAAGCTAAGATATCTACTGTTTTACCATTGTCATCTATCTCTACATTTAATTTGTCATTTAAGACTACAAACTGTAGACTAAATCTGCCATCTGATAACTCTGCGAGGTATTCATTTGTTAATTCTTCGAGATCTTTTACTAAGTTCTCAATCTTATAAGCAAGTAGTCCATTAGTACTAAATGCTTTCTTTAAAATTTCAACATGACCAAGTTTATCTTCTACTTCTGTAATATCAGCAGTTAAACTGGCAAGTTGTTCTTCAAAATCTGTTTGTTGTTCTTCTATAATTGCAAGTCTTGTATTATGTCTTTCTATTCTTTCGTTTTCTGCAATTACTTCTTCGACTCTACTTCTTCTATCTCTAATACGAGTTTTTAATTTTGTTATCTTTTTGGTTAACTCTGTATCATTTGGAACTTCAGTAGGGAGAGTATGATCTACTTGTCTATATATCTCTTCCCAACTACTTATCTTTTGTTGCATTTCTTTAAATAAAAGATTTGCTTTATTTATTTCGGCAAGATTATCATTTACTAACTCTAGCTGAGCCATGTATTCTTCTCTTGTTTCTTCGTGTCTTTTTAACTCTTGCTCTATAAATGCTAAATCTATATCCTGTCCACAAGTTGGGCAACCTGCATCATCTACGTCTAGTAAGTCTGTATACTTCTTTATCATACGCACTTCTTGACTACCTTGTGATTTTATTTCTCCAATCTGCTGCAATAGATGTTCTGTATCCTGCCATTCATTTTCAGAAACATACTCTTTCGCAAGTCCTAAATCTATGGACTCTAACTGGCTTTTGTATAAATTATTTTGATTAATTTTTTTCGTAATTTCAGAGATATTTTCAAATTCTATTTGTAAAGAACGCAAAGTTTCTTCATCTTCTTCCGAGTAAAATGGTAATTCTAATTTTGAAAGTAGTGATGTATCTTCCAAATAATTATCTGATAACCACTTATCGATTGTGTCAATTTTCCCTTGTATGCGAGAAACGTCTCCAGCTAAATTTCGTGATAATTCTTTAAAAACTTCAAAGAATTTTACATAGTTATCTAACTGTAGTAGATCGATTAAAAATTTCTTACGATTTGTGTCTGTAGCTGTCAAAAACTGCAAACTCGCATTAGTATTCTGATATACTATCTGCGAAAATGTTTTGAAGTCAATTCCAATAATTGCTTCTAGTGTTTTATATGTTGCAGTTGCTGTATGGCTTGATATATCTTCTTCGTTTTTGTATAATTTTACTTTTATATTTGTGCGTCTAACAACATCAATTAAGTACTCGTCATCATTCACAGAAAAAGACAAAGCTATATCATAGCCATTGTTGACTTCACGATTTGGTATATCTGCTTTTTTAATTCCTTTGGAATTTTTGTTGAATAATACTTCTTCAAGTATTAACGGGATTGAACTTTTTCCTGTTCCATTTGTTCCGACTAGCTGAGTAACTATACTTTCGTTTAAGTTAAGTATATTATCCGAACCATAACTAAAACAATTACTCCACTCCAGCTTCTTTAGCGTAATCACTAAACACTCCTAATATATTTTTTGTTTTACTTTCATCTAACTCTAATATATAACTTAGGTACTCACCTAATTCTTCTTCGATTGTCATGTCTTGACCTAATATTAGAGTTGCCTCTGTTTTTCTTTTTATAACTTTTTTATCAAGTAATTCACTATTTTTGATATTACTTAGATCAGATACATCTCCTTCAATTTCATATATTGTATGATCCCAGTCTGTTTGAATCATTTCACTAGGATCTGTAACTGTTTTACGAATAAGTTGTGGCAAGTTAAATTTATGCCATGTCCACTGCCATTGATCTTTATTATCTATCAATAGATATCCAGTTTCCACACTCTTTCTATGAAAACTTGTAGTCATAGGACTGCCAGGATATACTATATTTCTTTGTGTATTACTATGTGCATGTAAATCACCTGAGAATACTACTTTAAATTTATCAAAGCGATCCAATTCTACTTCAGGTTGTACATGAGGTGGTATTTCACCACGAACATGAGTGAATAATACATCTGCATTAATATCTTCTATACTATTCTTTTTATGCAAATCTGTATAAGGTAAGATTGCATAATCATGTGGAATCATTTCTCCATATGTTGTTTCATCAATCACTTTTACCAGAGGATTGAGCTCTGTTGTAACTTTTTTTAAATTTGTAAAGAAAGTTTTGTGTTTTCTTGTTGCTTCGTGGTTACCATCATAAATAATAGTTCTAACACTAACGCCCTTTACAAAGTCAAAGTAAAGTGTAAGTTCATCCATGCTGGGGACTCTATCAAATAAGTCCCCACCAATGATGTGCAAGTCAACATCTTTTTCAAGATCATAAATTTGTTCAAAGAACATCTTGTAGCGTGAGCATGCCCATGCTACAGGTACATTCTTTTGTCCAAGTTTAATATGCCAATCTGCAGTAAATAAGATCATTTTGGAAGCCCTTGTTGTATAAATTTAGCGATAGTATTAATATCGTTTTCAGACAACATAGCCGCCTGACCCCACATTAAGGCAGACTGTGAACCAATCATACCTCCATTCTTATATGTGGTTAATTTAGTACTAATATCTGTTTCGGACTGTCCTGCCAAGGTCGGACCAATGCCGCCCTCACCTTCTTGTCCATGACATGCTGCACAGCCTGCCCATAAACCTCTAATGCTACTAAATTCATCGGCTTGTGCCAATAATTGTTTATTTCTTTCTATATCTGAAGGAGTACCATATGTTTTTACATATTCGTTATAACACTCGCCATAGCAAGCACTGTTTCGTGACCCACCTTTATATTCAAGGTTGTCATAAGCAACAGCCATAGTTCCGCCTAAAAATACTAGAAAGATAAGAAATTCTTTTTTCATCCTACGAACTCGTCCCCAAGTGTCCAAGAACACCCTGTAAGACCACCAGCCTGTAAAGCTTGCAGTGTTCGTGAGATTTCAGTTGCACTTCTTCCTGTATCTAATGCATTTACTGATACATGTTGGATTGTTCCTTCGGGATCAATTATGAAAGTTGCTCGATAACATACTCCCTCTTCTTCGTTTACTATTCCTAGTTCACGAGAGAGTCGTAGACCACAGTCTGCCGCAAGAATATGTCCAATATCTCTAATAAGAGCATTGTCTTTCTTCCATGCTAGTTTACAAAATTCGTTGTCTCCACTTACACCAATAACATCACAACGACTATTTAACTCGTCCATTCCTGCTATTTCTGTTGGGCAAATGAAAGTAAAATCTTTTGGATAGAAGTATACTACTGACCATTCAGACAGTAATACATCTACATCAATAATTTCGTTTTCTTCATTTACACCTTTCATGTGTAAGTCGGGGAATTTATCACCTACTGTTAACATAATTTTCTCCTATTTGATATCAAACTCGTCTGTGACTGTTTCATCAGGCTCGTTTGATGCTCCCTCTCTTAATCTATCGAGAAGTTCTTTTTGTGCATCTGGTGTTGGTCGAGTAAGTACTTCGTCCATTGACTTAAGATCAGCAATTAATGCTTGCTCATCTTCTGTTAAAGCTCTAGGTTTGCACTTAAGAGCTTGTAGTTGATACTCAACATTATAAGCCATTGGTCCTGTCTTAACTCTTTTAAAGAACACATCCCAGCCAGTCTCAGGGTCAGTTGGATCACCAAGATCTTCTGCTGCTACCATGATCTGCTCGAGTAGTTTTTTCTTTAAGTTTAGTACTTTGACTTTTCCATCGTGGATACATTGAATTGCATATGCCCAACCGCATTTTAATTCTGGATGATATTCTCTTACCCAGTCTTTCTCTACATTGGTAAATGCTTCTGCGTCTCTATCGAATGATAGACACTCGAATGGTAAATTCTTACCGTTTTCGCCTTTCAACCAGTAAACATAGCGAGGAAGCATATCCCCAACCATTCTTACCATGTTGTCGCCTTCGACATATTGATAACTGTCGATTTTATTCTTTTGGGCTTCGCCCTTAGCTTGATTAAATTTTATTGCCATTTTAGTTCCTTTAATGTGATTTCTTCAAATAGAAAGTGTATATAATATCCCTCTATTCGTAGTAATCTATTGTTTTTAATACTGTCCTCATCCCCTGTAAAGTGGAGGAGGTCTAATCTGGTATCTTTTGTTTTTTGATATTCAAAATAATTACGCAATGATGCGATACCTGCATACTGTGCAATCTC